GGGTCAAGCACCAACTGACAGTAACGACTGGTCAACTTGGCTTATTCTTGCAGGACGTGGCTACGGTAAGACACGAAGTGCGGCTGAATGGTTAGCGTGGCAAGCTATAAGCAACAGAAACACACGTTGGGCTATTGTTGCACCAACCTTTGCTGACGTGCGTGACACGTGCGCTGAAGGTGTGTCAGGTGTCGTGCAAATCTTACGTGAATACGGCGTGCTTAAAGATTACAACCGCAGTATCGGTGAAATCGTGTTAACAAATAAGTCACGCATAAAACTATTCAGTGGTGAAGAACCTAACCGTTTACGTGGACCACAATTTCACGGTGGCTGGTTTGACGAATTAGCTTCGTTTAAATACACCGAAGCGTTTGACCAATACCGTTTTGCGTTACGTCTAGGCGAACACCCGCAGACAGTAATCACAACAACACCTAGACCTATCAAACAAATTAGGGAATTAGTTGAACGTGACGACGTTGTTGTTGTGCGTGGCTCAACCTTTGACAATGCGGCTAACTTGTCTGCGTCCGCGTTAGCAGAAATGCGTTTACGTTATGAAGGCACAAGACTAGGACGGCAAGAACTTTACGGTGAAATCATTGACGACGTTGAAGGCGCACTGTGGAACCGCGACCTATTAGACGCTTGTCGTGTAACAGACACACCGCATTTTGCACGCATTGTTGTAGCTATTGACCCTGCGGTAACGTCAGGTGAAAAATCAGATATGACAGGTATCGTTGTTGCAGGTCTATCGGCAGACGGACACTATTACGTGCTTGAAGACTTGACTGTTCGTGCAACACCACAAACTTGGGCAGACATAGCCGTAACTGCGTTTCATAAACATAAAGCAGACCGCATTGTTGGTGAAACAAACAACGGTGGCGATATGATTGAACACTTGTTACGTCAAGTTGACCCGTCAATACCGTACCGTAAAGTGACCGCTACACGTGGCAAACTTGTGCGAGCTGAACCAGTAGCCGCATTGTATGAACAACACAGGGCGCACCACGTCGGCAATCTGCCTGACCTTGAAGACCAACTGTGCAACTGGACACCAGACAGTAACACGTCACCTGACCGTATGGACGCAATGGTGTGGGCTATAACTGAACTAATGGAAGGTCAATCAAGTATTATGGGTTTAGCCGCGTTAGCGCAGTTCTGCAAGAATTGTGGTTTACCGCAACCAAAGTCTGCAACAGTTTGTTCGTCTTGTCGTCAACCGCTAGAAAAGGTTTAACTTGGGTTACATAAATTTACCGCCAAGCTTACAAAGTTTATTTGCCAAGATTAACGAACGTCTTGCAAAACTTGAAACTGCACGTCGTTTTACTATGCCGTCAACGTCAACTGACTTTAGTTCTGCAACAGGTCGTAACGGTGACATCTGGTTGAATACGACTAGCAACACACCAAAGTATTTAGACGCTACTGGAACTGTTGCAACATTCGGTGGCGGTGGCGGGTCTGTTGTTGTTCCGCCTAGAGTAAAAACTGGCTACTATTACACAAATCTTGGTACAGACAATAGCGGAAATTTTAGCGTGTCCGCTGGAACAACTAACTTGGTTGTGCAACCGTTTTATCTTGGTGCAAGTGCAACCGCCGTCCGTTTAGCAGTGCAAGTCGCAACGTCAGCCGCAAGCGGTGTAATGCGTCTAGGTATTTACAGCAACAGTGCTAGTGAAGACTATCCAAGCACGTTGTTACTTGACGCTGGCACAGTTTCAACAGCAACAACTGGTTCTAAACAAATCACAATTAGTCAGTCACTTACCGCAGGACTTTATTGGCTGGCATACTTGTCAACAACAGGTGCACCTAATCTTTACGGCGTTGACAGTGTAAGCAATTCAGGCGTGGTAACGGGAGCTAACCCAAATACAACAATGATACCGTCGTTTACTACTGCGTCATTTTTAGGTGTGCAAAACATTGCGTGGCAACAAACAGGTGCAGGGTCAAGTTTTCCTGCAACGTTTAGCGGAACAACTTTAATACAAAGTGTTGGAACAGTTTGGATAGGTTTTTAATGGCTATTAACATTACATACGGCGAAGGCGGTTACTGCGAAAACTGCGACGACACACACGAACACCCGCTACACAACATTATTGAACAAACTGAAGCAGACGACACACAAACAAACGAACGCGAAACACTTAAACAGTCTGCAAAAACAAAGCTCACGGCACTAGGATTAAGTGACGAAGAAATACAAGCACTGTTAGGCTAACACTATGGGACTATTAGACAACATTGCCAAACGTGTGGCAGAACAGATTACTAAACAAGCACCAACACTAACTGCAATTGAACGTTTCCAAACAGAACAAAACACAACCGCATACGGCACGTCAGTAGCCTTACCGCGTGACCCTAATCTAGGCAACGTCCCATTCACGTCAGGCGTACCGCTAGTTCCTGGCGCAATCAACCCGTTACGTCAAGACGGCAGACCTGACCCGCGTCGTTACGAATACCAAGTTGCACAAAACATAAACATTACTGAAACACGTCTTGTTCCGTTTAAGACGCTACGTGCCGCGGCTGACCAGATAGACATTATCCGCAGGTGCATTGAAGTCATTAAACAAAAAATGGTTGGTCTTGACTGGGACATTGTTTTAGGTGGCGACGCAGTTGAAAAGATTATGGCTGAAACAGGCGAAAAATCTTTTACACGCGCAATGGAATTGGCTAAAGAAAAATACAACCCAGAGATTAGCCGACTAAGACAATTCTGGCAGACACCTGACATTGCTAACGGTTTAATTTTTGCTGACTGGCTTAATATGGCACTTGAAGACGTGCTTGTGCTTGACGCTTGGGCTATCTGGCCGCAAATGACTGTCGGCGGTAAACTTGCTGGTCTGCAAATACTTGACGGGTCAACAATTAAACCTTTGATTGACGACCGCGGTATGCGACCGTTACCGCCTAACCCTGCGTTCCAACAAATCTTGTATGGTTTCCCGCGCAGTGAATTTTCTGCACCAACTGAAACAGAACAAACAGACGGCGAATTTTCTAGTGACGAACTAAGCTATCTTGTGCGCAATCGCAGAACAACAACCATTTACGGTTACAGTCCTGTTGAACGTGCGCTACCTTTAGCAGACGTTTACTTGCGTCGTCAACAATGGTTACGCGCTGAATACACTGACGGCGTTATGCCTGAAATGTTTTTTAAAACTGACGCGTCGTTTGGTAACAACCCTGACTTGTTGCGTGCATACGAAAACGTATTCAACGACGACCTTGCAGGACAAACTGAACAACGTAAACGCGCACGTCTACTACCTGCGGGACTTGACCCTGTGCAGATGGACGGCTACGGCGAACGTTTTAAAGACACACTAGACGAATACTTAGTTACAAGCATTGCAGGACATTTTGGTGTGCAACCGTCTGAAATTGGTTTTATGCCTAAAGGCGGTCTAGGCGGTTCAGGTCTGCAAGAAGGTCAAGCACAGTCGTCTGAAGTTATTGGCATTGTTCCGTTAGCTCAATGGGTTGGCGCAATGTTGTCACAACTGTCATACGTTTATTTGGCTATGCCGCGCGAACTTGAATTTAAATTTATGCCGTCTGTTCGCAATGATGATGAAGCTACTGCACGCACTTATGACGTTATGTTAAAGAATGGCACTATGTCTGTTAATGAAGCACGCAGTAAATCGGGTTTGCCGTTGCTTGACAGTGAACAGGCTGACCAGACTTTGTTGGTCACTAACGCTGGCTCGTTTTATCTGACAACTAATGGTGTTGTGCCGTTAACGTCTGAAGTCGTGTCAGGTGACACTGAAGCACCTAGTGAAGTAGAAACACAGACAGAAACAGTTGAAGACGTTGAAGCACCCGTTGAAGACGTTGTTGAACCAACTGTTGAAGTAGCTAACGACAAGGCAGTGCGTGACGAAGTTAAAACGTTTATTCGTTGGCTTAAAAAGTCACCAACACGCGGTTTTGATTTCCAAGTTTTACCGACAGTTTACGCAGACACTTTAAACAAGTTTGTTGAAGTTGAAGACTATGACGGTGCGCGCTGGTATGCGGAGAGATATCTCGCGTGAAGTTTTGGAAGGCAGTTGACGGCGCACAAGCACGTTTAGCCGCCGACCAAGCGGAAGACCTGCGAACAGCAATTAAACGTTCTGTTGACGTTGACAAGGTTGTTGAAGATTGGCTACGAAGTCACGCTAATACGCCTAGCATTAAGCCGTCTGAAGCTCGTCATTGGGCTAGATTAAACATACGTGTTGATAACACTGTGACGCGTGCCGTGTGGCGCAAAATGTTGGCGACGGGTTACGTGTTAGGTGACGACGTTGCACCTGTTGCTATTGCACGCAGTCAACTAAACAAAGCTGACGCACCCGACTTATCTAACGTGCAGACTGCAATTAACTATGACTGGTCAAACTGGAAAGCGGGCAATCGTGCCGCGTCTGCGCTACTGCAACCACCAAAGGGTTTAGCACAGTTACTTGCACAAACTAACGCCAGTATTGCGGGTATGGACGCAACAACATTAGACCGTTTAGGCACAGTCTTAGCGGATAGTTTAAACACTGGTGCGTCTGTCACTGCGACTGCACAAAGTGTTGTGCGTGACGGTTTAGCGTCAAGTCTTAAAGTTGGTTTAGAGAATGTTTTGCAAGACGCACAGCGTGCAATGACTATTTCGCGCACAGAAATTAGTCGTGCGTTGAACGTGTCGTGTCGTGAAAACTATGTTGAACTTGGTGTTGAACAGTATGAATGGTTGGCACTTGAACCGTGTGACGACTGCGAAGAAAACGACGGTGTTGTTGTAACTATGGGTGACGCGTTTCCGTCAGGTGACACCGAGCCGCCTGTTCACCCTAATTGTCGTTGCACTATTTTGCCTGTTATTGACGAAGGTGTGCCAGCTATTGAAGACGTGGTTGTTGAAGATGATTTTGTTGAAGACGTTGTGCCTGAAATGCAGGACGCGTCAAACATTGTTGCAGTTGAAACTCACCCTGACTTAGTTGCTGAAACAACAGAACTAGAACCAGTTGTTGCAGACAAAACTTTGCCTGAACGATTGACTGACAAAGACGCCAAAGACGAGCTAATGAATTATCAGTTAAACGCAGGGTTTAGTAAAGACCAATTTACGCCTGAACAATTTGACGCGGTACGCGATTACAAGGACGAAGGTTTTGCCAACATAAATTATGCGTTGCGTGCTAGTGCCGAAGACCTTGCAGAAAACTTTACTGAACAAGAATTAACAAGTTATTTTACGCAAGCACAAAATCTTAAAGACGTTATTGAAGCCGCACCAAGACTGCCTGAAGACATAATGGCTAGCCGCGTTGTTGCTGGAGAATTTGCTAACACAATTAGAAGTCTTGAAATTGGTGACAGTTTTACGGACTTAGGTTTTGCGTCGTCAACTTTATCTCAAAGAGTTATTACTGAATGGACAAGTGTTTACAGCAACACCGCAACACTAGACATTGTTTATCCTAAAGACAGTAAAGGTTTATTTGTAGGGCATTTTTTAAGGGGTGGTGACGCGGAACAAGAATGGCTACCGCAAGCTGGAACTAAATTTACTGTTCTATCTAAAGAAGGTAATGTTATTACAGTAAGGGCGGAAAACTAATGTCAGATAGATTTGTTTACAACACTGAAGACTTGCAAGGCATTGTTATTGAACGCAAGTCAACAACTAAAGGGCTAAACGTCACACCAGAATGGAAACAAACAGCAGGTGTACCAAGCCAACTAGAAATAGCACGCGCACTGTCACGCCTAGAAATCTTACCTAACCCTGCAATACCTGACATAGACGAACCAGAAAAATACGTTGCAAGCCCGTGGCAAGTTGTAGCTACACCAACAGTTAACC